GTTCTGCACACACTCACCGCAGGTGGAGGCTTGCTTGTTCTCGCTGTCAGGGCTTGGCTTCTCGCCGTCAGCCGACCAGCAATCAGGTGCGGACACTTCGTTGGCGTCGTACTTCTTCATGTAGAAGACGCGGGACACTTTGGGCGCTGCGTTGACCAACACAACGTCGAGGTAACGCTCGTCGATGGCTGCAACTTCTTTGCCGTTGTTGACCAGACGGAACACGCCGCCTTTGATGGATACACGCTTGCCACCACCGCCACCACCCGCGAGGGCTTTGGCCATGGCAGACAACTCGCCACGCGCTTTGGCGAAGGCAGGGGCTTGGGAAGGGTTGAAGAGAGCTACATTGCTCATTTTGATTCTCCTGTTGAAAATTTATTTTGTGGGCTTGCGCACACTGATTGCGTACTCGGTCATCGTGTTGAGACCGGGAGGGACAACACCGGGGTTCTCGTCCAAGAACGTGCCCATGTTGGTCTGCGCAATGCGCTTCTCCAACAAGTCGATGGCGTCGTGCTCTTTGATGAACTCTTTGAACGAGTCCCAGTCTTGTGTGTTGTAGCGTGTCTTGGTGGACAACACCACGGTGCCGTTGTCGGTGCGCACGGAACTGACACCCATCACGAGCATCTGATCCTTGAGCGCCGTCTTGACGGCATCTTGTTGGCGCTTGATGTCCTCGATTGCAGAGTCGTACTCGGTGGTCAACTCTTGAATCTTGGCAGCCATCTTGCGGTACACCTTGGCCAGCTTATCCATGGGGATGGCGGCCAGTGCTTCGGCTTCAGCTTTGCGCTCAGCCGTGGTGTCTGCGGTGGTTTCGTCGTCTATTTCAGTCATGTGCTTCTCCTAAAAGCGGTTGGGGGTTTGTCTAAGATTTGACATCATACATGGGTTTTTTCGGCATGCAACTCCTTTCTTTAAAAATTTAACTTGTACAGCAGGTACACAAGGTGTGCTTCTTCGGCTGAGTCATAAAGACCTAAAGATACAGAGACGTGGTCGCGCTGAATTCTTGCTTGCCATTTGTTCACGTCTTTTCTGTAGCAAGCGCCTAGTAAGCCGGATCGGCTGTCTGCTCGCGCCTTACGCGCTGCTTGCAGGTTCTTTGTTCTGTCTAGCAAGCGCAAGTTACTGAGCCGGTTGTCGCTACCGTCCCCGTTGATATGGTCTACAAAAGACGCAGGCCAGCGTCCGTACTGGTAGAGCCATGCCAATCGGTGCGCCGCATAGAGGCGGCGCTTTATGCTGATGTACACATGCCCTGACGGGTGTAGCGACCCTGCAACGGTTCCCGCAGGCACGCCTTTTGCTGGCGACACGCGCCAGACAAAAGTTCCCGAGTACGGGCGGTACAGCAGCAACGCACGCAGTTCCGGTTGTGTAATCATTCGGTTTTTACCTCGCTTTTGAACAGGTCCGTAAGAAGCACGCTGTCGTTGACTTTCGTGTTCATTGCCTTGAACAGCTTCTTCTCGATAGGGCTTGATTCTATATGAACAACCGTGACTTTATCAGAGTCTTGCCCCTTACGGTCAGCACGCGCGATTGCTTGCATATACTGCTCGACGCTCATGAGCGGTCCGTAGAACACAACCGTGTCAGCTGCCGTTAAGGTGATCCCGTGTGCAGTGGCCGCAGGCTGCATGACCAGCACCTGAATGGCGTCGGTAGTTTGGAAGTCGTTGATGATGCGACCGCGCTTTGTGGCGTTCACGTCGCCGTGAATCTGCTCAACGCCGTAACCCTTCTTGGTCAGGTACGTGACGATGGTGTCGATGCTGCTGCGAAACAGCGCGAAGATGATGACCTTGCGGTCGGTCTCTTCCAGCACTTCCTCCAGCACGCTCAAGCGAGGCGCTGCATCGAACTCCACAACTTCTTTGTCGTCGGTGTATGCCGCGCCGCAGGAAATCTGCAACAGCTTGTTGACTGCAACACCCGCGTTGACTGCGCTGATCGTCTCACCCGCCGCACGCACCATGAGCTGCTCTTTGAGCATCTTGTAGTATTTGTTCTGCTGCGAGGTCATCGGCACTTCACGCGTCACTGTGAGCACAGGCGGCAAGTCGAGGCACTGCGCTTTGGTGAAACGTATTGCAGGCTGCAAGGCGCTGAACACTGTGTCGCGTGCATCGGGCTTGGCTGCCCACTTGAACATGGTCAGCTTGTTCATCACCTTGTCGCGCCACGCCGTGAAGAACTTGGGCACGCCACCGGGGTTCACCAGCTTGGCCAAGCCGTACGCATCCACAGGAGATTGCGAAGCCGGTGTGCCCGTCATCATCCACAGGTACGTCTCAGGCTTGATGATTGAGGCCAGCGCCTTCCAGCGCCGCGTGCTTGGGTTCTTGTACGCGTTGGCTTCGTCCACAATGACCAGATCGAATCGGCCGTCTGCATTGATCTCGTTGGCGATCAGATTCAGGCCGTCGTAGTTGGCGATGACGATCTCGTAGTTCTTCTGGATCATCTCGATGCGCCGCGCAGCTTGCGCATGGTGGGCCACCACAGCGGAGCGGTGGATGATGCTGCTGTTGATGTCACCCATCCACGCGCTGTGCATGATCGACAAGGGGCACAGGATCAACACACGCCGCACGTCACCGCGCTTGATGAGATAGTCTGCTGCCCACAAGGCGCTCAGCGTCTTGCCCGTGCCGGGGTCGTTGAAACAGAATGCGCGGCGGTACAGCGTGAGGAAGCTGGCCGTCTCGATCTGGTGGTCCATGGGTTTGTATCGTCCGGGCCATTCGTAGCGACGTGTGATGGGGGAGGGCGCGTTCTTCACGCCGAGGTTGCGCAGCACACGCATCTCGTCCAGTCCCCAGTACACGGCCACTTCGTATGTGCCGTCTTGCTCAGAGAGCACTTTGTGTTTCGGGATGACGCTGTACTTGTGTGGGTTGCGTGTGCGCACCACCAGCGCCTTGTTGTCAATGATCTGCATTACGCGTCTTCTTTCAAACGATACCAACCTTCAAATGACTCGAACAACTGCGCACGGTTCAACCGCTCGAACGCGGCTTCGTAAAAACCCTTCATCATTTCTGAACTTGTTTTCTGGCCGTCGTGCCACGAGTCGCCGTACTTGAGCCGCCACATGGTGATGAGCTGCGACATCGGGATTTGAAACGCTTCACTGTCGTTGGGGTTGAACCTTGGGGTTGGGGTTCTTGCACGCGACGCTTGTACGCCCATTCCTTGGTTTGCTACGTACTGCTGCCCCATCTCTAAGCGCTGCCGCTGCTGCTGCTGCTGCTGCTGCTGCTGCTGCTGCTGCTGCATGTACGCGTCGTACGCTGCCATGTCGCCGCCAAGTATGCCGTTCATGTTGCTCTCCTATGTTGGTTTCCTGCACACGAACCGCGCACGGTCAGTGAGGTAGTGTGTTTCGAGTTGGCCCAATGACTTGAGCCGCTTGTAAGCGAGGACATAGAACTCGTCGCCTTCGATCTTCTCCATGTCCACCCATTCGTTTCCATAACGTGTTAGCCAGAGATCAATCAAGGTCTCTACTGACGTGTTGAACGCTTCACTTTGGAGGTCCTTCATGCTCACCGCATGCGTGTTTGTGTGACGCCGTTCGATTGTCGTGTTGCTTATCTCGTGCGCCTGTTGTGGGCCCGGCGGTGGCCAAGAGAGTGCCATTACTTGATCGAGTGGTCGCTCTTGCGAGCGTACGAACGATTGGCGCTGGCCGTTTTCACCGTGAGGTTCTTGCGCGTCGTGGTGCCGCCCTTGGACAGCGGCTTCTTGTGGTCCACGTCTTTGCCGTCACCTTTGTGCACAACGCCTTCGGCTTCCAGCATGCGCCGCGCTTTGTTACGCGCTGCACGCTTTTTCTTGGTTGATTCTTTGCTGTCGTACGCAGGGTAGGCAGCGCGGTCTTCGGGGTTCTTGTAGGGCATTTCAGGCTCCTTAATGCTTGGGGTTGAACTCGCAGCCGGTGACTTGGCACCAGCCACACAGTGGCGTTTGGTTTGGATTCCACACGTCGTTTGCAAAGGCCGCTTCGAGTCGTGCTGTGCGCTCACGGTAGCGCCACCACGCTGCATCCTTCTGGTCACGCGTCATCTGCATCTTGACCATACTGTTTTTCACGATGAAGAGCAAGGCCGAGTTGACTTTGCGGATGTGCGGGAAGTACTCGAACACCATGCAGGACATGAGCACGAGCTGGTCACGGTCAGGGTACTTGTTGTTGCCCGTCTTGTAGTCGCCAACCCACGCTGTCAGGTTGTCGTCGTCCACGATCAGGATGTCGGCAATGCCGCGCACCCACACGTCTTTGGCCTTCCAGTCGGTGGGCTTAAGGTCCACGGTCAGCGCCATCTCGAACTCAGCGAGCTTGCGCCCGGGTTTCTTGATGAGCGAGTCGGCCACGTCCTTGAACTGTGCGTGCTCGGGTGGGATCGGTTTGCCGTCGCGGACATACAACTCAAGCGACTCGTGCACTTGGTTGCCGTAGCGGGTGGCCTCAGTCTCTTGGAAGGGGTACTTCTTCAAGACCTTGACCTCGTGGTAGCGCCGTGCGCAGCCCTCAAAGTC